ATCTTCGACGACTGAGGGTGAACGCGATGACGCGAAGCCGATCCGGGGCGCGGCCGCCTAAGCCGACGCTGTTCGACTACATGCGGGCAAGCCTGTCCATCGGCGCCGACCTCGGCGTCCCGTGTGTCGACGGCCTGCCCCACGACCTGGTCGAGCAGCAGGGCGAGCCGTACATGCACCGCCACTTCCTGCTGGGCGAGGACAGCATGACCGGCGGCTCGTCGGCCCGCTACCACCAGATCGTGCAGTCGGACCGCGCGGACATGCACGATCACCCGTGGGACTTCATGTCGGTGATCCTCAGTGGGTCGTACGTCGAGACCACGCCCGACGGCGAGCAGGAGCACGGGCCGGGCTCGGTCCTGATCCGAACCGCGGAGCAGCTGCACCGGCTGACGCTGCCGAACCGGCAGCCGGTCTGGACGCTGGTGGTCCTCGGTCCGCCGCGACGTCGATGGGGCTACGCCACCGAGCGAGGCTGGGTCGACTGGCGTACCTACCTCGACGCACCGCCGAGCGTGAGTGGAGCGCTCGCCATCTTCGAGGACTGAGCAAGGCCGGCCGAAAAAATCTGGCATGGCCGGCAGCCAGCGGCCACATATGTGGCCGCTGGTCTCTCTCCGCTGATCGACCACGTCCTCGGTCCCGAGACGCCGAGGAGGTCGTCGTGGCTGCTTTCGAGGTCGAGTGCGCCGGATGCGGCGTCTCGTTCACGGCCAAGTCACCGCGGGCGAAGTGGCATGACCCGGCGTGTAAGAAACGTGCCCAGCGAAAGCCGGAGTCGGTCGTCGACGAGGCGGGCGATGGCGGCGAGCAGGAGCCGACGGCCAACTCCACCTACGGGCGCGACGTCCTTGATGCGGTTCGCCGCGACCTGGACAAGGCGGGCCGGCTCGACACTGTCGACGGCCGGGTCGCGATGTACCTGGCGCGGCAGTCGATCAACCCCGACTGCAAGAACCCGGCGGCCATGTTCAAGCAGATGCGCGAGGCCCTGGCCACCGCGCTCGAGGGCAGTGAGCCGGCTGCGCCGGCAGTGCCGGTGCCCGAGGACGAGGTCGAGAAGGCGAGGAAGGCTCGTGAGCAGAAGGCCAGCGAAGCGAGTATTCGTTGAGCCCGACTACTGGACCTGCCCTCATGGCATCAGGGTCCGGCCCGAGCCTGGTCTGACCTATGGCCCGGAGGTCGCCGACTTCAACGACAAGATCGGCTTCACCCCCGATCCGCAGCAGGAGCTCGGACTCGACCTGATCTTCGCGATCCACCCGGATGGCTCGCCGCGTACGTTCAGCTTCTGCGTGATCTGCGCCCGGCAGAACCTGAAGTCGGGTCTGTTCCTGCAGGCGGTGATCGGCTGGCTGTTCGTGCTCGACGACGTCGCTGAGGTCGTATGGTCCGCGCACCTGCTCGCGACCTCCCTCGGAGCCCAGGCTGAACTTGAGCGGATCCTGACCGGGTCGCCACTGGTGTCGAGGTACCTGATGCCCGGGCCGACCTTCGGCAAGTACACCGCGAACGGCCAGGAGCGCTTCGAGCTCAACACCGGTCAGAAGGTCTGGTTCCAGACCCGGACCATCAACGGCGGCCGCGGCCTGGGCAAGCCGAAGGTGATCCTCGACGAGGCTTTCAAGCTGAAGGCCCGCATCGTCGGCGCGCTGCTGCCCATCCTCTTGGCCCAGCACTTCCCCCAGCTGCTCTATGGCTCCAGTGCACCGCCGCTTGACGATGACGCGGCGCAGCTGCGCGACGTCATGGACCGCGGCCGCAACCACAAGTCCCGCGAGCTTTCCTATCTCGAGTGGCTCGCGACCCGGGAGCCATGTCGTACGCGACCGGGTCCGCGCGGCGAGATCAACCCGGACTGCTTGCACCCGAAGGACGCGGTCGCCCAGGGCCTGGACTGCGCACTTGATCGCGAGCATCTGATCCGCCAGGCCAACCCGACGCTGACGACGGGGCGGATCACGCTGGGCACGATCCGCAACCTGCGCCAGGAGCTGCCGCCGCCGGAGTACATGCGCGAGTGCATGGGCTGGTCGGAGACCGAGGACGACCAGCAGCCGCCGGCGATGGACATCACCCGTTGGAACGCGGCGCGAAACGACAAGGCCCCACAGCAGACGCGGGCGGTCGTGGTCGTCGACGTCGAGCCGGACAAGTCGGCCGCGACGATCGGCCTGGTTGGCAACGGCCCAGGTGGCCGGCCGCTGGTCACATACACGACGCGGCCCGGTACGTCGTGGGTCGCGAAGTCGCTGAAGAAGATCCAGGAGTCGTGCGAGCTGCTCGAGGTGTCCCTGCACCCGTCGGGCCAGGCGGCGATCCTGCGGCCCGCGATCAAGAAAGCCGGCTTCGAGATCTACAAACTGGTGAGCACCGACCTGGCCAGCGGCTGCTCGGGCTTCATCACCGCGGTCCAGGACGGTCAGGTGACGCACGTCGGGCAGACCGAGCTCGGTGCAGCGGTGGGGCTGGCTCGGACCAGGACCGTCGGTGAGGCGATCTTCTGGGACCGCGCCAATGCCCCGGTCCCGCTCGGCTCCCTGGTCACGACCTCGGTCGCGCTGCAGCGCTGGCTCGAGCAGGCCGCGAAGCCGAAGACCCCACCGCCGACCCCACTCAAAGTCAGCGACAAAGCCGTACCCCGACGCGCAGGAAACCTCGCGACCGTCGGCTTCTGAACCGCGCTCGAGGAGGTGACCGATGGCAACAACCAAGACACCGGCGCCACCTGTGCACGAGCAGGGCTACGCCGATGAGTACGCCGGCTCGAGCCAGGCCTGGTGGGTCTCGACCCAGCGCGAGAAGACCCCCGAGCTGCGGTGGCCGCAATGCCTCGACGTCTTCGACGACATGGACAGCCAGGACGCCCAGGTGTCATCGGTCCTGCGCGCGGTGATCATGCCGATCCTGCGTACCCGCTGGGCGATCGACGGCACTGGATGCCGGCCCCAGGTGACCGCGCATGTCGCCCGCGACTTCGGCCTGCCTGTCGTCGGCGAGGAGGCCAGCCCGATCCTGCGGCGGCGCGGCCGGTTCAGCTGGCCCGAGCACCTGGCCGTGGCACTGGAGGACAAGCTCAAGTTCGGGCATGCCGTATTCGAGCAGGCCTACGCCTTCGACGAGATCGAGGAGCTCTTCCACCTCGCCAAGCTCGGCTACCGGCCGCCGCGGACCATCCAGAAGTTCGAGGTCGCGCGTGACGGCGGCCTGGTCGCCGTGGTTCAGAAGGGCCTGCCGGGCGAGGCACCCATCGAGCTCCTGGTCGAGTGGCTGGTCGTCTACGTGCGCGGCAAGAAGGGCGGCAACTGGATCGGCCGGTCCCTGCTCCGCCCGGCCTACAAGAACTGGCTTCTGAAGGACCGCCTGCTACGGGTCCAGACGCAGTCGGTCGAGCGCAACGGCATGGGCGTCCCGCTGTACAAGGGCGCACCTGGCGAGAAGAACCTCGAGGCCGGCCGCGACATCGCGACCAGCATTCGGTCCGGCGACAACGCTGGTGCCGCCATCCCCAACGAGGCCGACATCGAGCTGCTCGGCGTCACCGGAACGCTGCCGAACGCAGACATCCCGATCCGCTACCACGACGAGCAGATCGCCCGCACCGTCCTGGCTCACTTCCTGAACCTCGGTACCCAGACAGGGTCCTGGGCGCTCGGCTCGACCTTCGCCGACTTCTTCACCCTCGGCCTGCAGTCCGAAGCGGCCGAGATCTGCGAGACCGCAAACCAGCACATCGTCGAGGACCTGGTCGACGTGAACTGGGGGCCAGACGAGCCCGCCCCACGCCTGGTCTTCGACGAGATCGGCTCTAACCGGGAGGCGATCGTCCAGGCGATATCGGTCCTGGTGACCGCCAACGTGCTGCATCCCGACGAGGAGCTCGAGCAGTTCGTGCGTACCTCCCTCGGCCTGCCGCCCCGCGAGACCGACCCGACAGCACCGACTCCGCAGGAGGCACCGTGAAGGCCGTACCCGCTCTCGCACTGGGCGACGTGAAGTCCGCGATCGAGCGGCTGGACGGATCCAAGTCCCGGGTCGCACTGGCAGCCGCGGTCACAACGACCCAGCCGGCCACTCCCGACAACGGCGGGTCCAGCGGAGAGCTCTGGCTCTACGGCCTGGTCGGTGGATGGTGGTCAGGCTTCAATGCCTCCGGTGTCGCTGATGCGCTGCGCGGCCTGGACGTCGACAACCTCACCGTTCGGATCCACTCTCCTGGCGGCAGTGCCAGCGACGGTGTCGCGATCGGCAACCTGCTGCGCAACCACCGCGCCAACGTCACGGTGGTGGTCGATGGAATCGCGGCATCCGCAGCATCGGTTATCGCGGTGGCCGGCGACGACGTCGTGATGTGCCCAGGTTCGCAGATGATGCTGCACGACGCCTCGACCGGCATGTGGGGCAACGCTGCGGAACTGCGCCGCGCAGCCGACTGGATCGACGGCCAGAGCGACAACTACGCCGGCGTCTACGCCTACAAGGCCGGCGGCACAGCCGCCGAGTGGCGCACGGTGATGATGGCCAACGACGGCGACGGCACCTACTACACCGCCGACGCCGCAGTGACCGCCGGGCTCGCCTCCGAGGTCGGCACCCGGGTCGCCGTCGGCAGCCCTCCGGTACTGGACGACGAGATCGACGACATCTTCGACGACGAGGAGATGCTCGCCCGCATCGCGCACGACGTCGAGCTCATGGCCAACACCGTCTCCGCTTCGGCGCAGACCGCATGGAACGGCCTCGAGCCGACCCCCAAGCCCCCGAGCGCGTCCGCGGTCGGGTCCATCACCAAAGGAAAGCGAGGATCTGCCGTGGCATACAGCGACGACACGATCGCCAGCCTGCGGGACAAGCTCGGCGTTGCCGAGGACGCGGACGACGCCACTCTGCTGGCTGCCGTCGACGACGTCCTCGACAAGGCCACCGAGCCGCCCGCCAAGCCCACCGTCAGCGCCACCGCGGCGGTGCCGGAGGGCATGACCCTCATCGAGTCCGACGTCCTGGAGAACCTGCGCGAGCAGGGCAAGCAGGGCGTCGAGGCACGGACCCAGCAGCTCGAGGAGAAGCGCGACACCGCGATTCTCCAGGCCATCAAGGACGGCAAGATCACGCCGGCCCGCAAGGACCACTGGGCCACCAGCTGGAACGCCGACGCCGAGGGCACCGAGCAGCTGCTCGCGGGCCTGCCCGCCGGCATCATCCCGGTCGCGGAGCGGGGCCACGACAAGCAGCCCATCAACGCCAACAGCGCGTACGACGAGCTGTTCGGGCACGAGAAGAAGAAGGAGTCCTGAGATGGCTGACTACACCATCGTCGACCCGCAGGGGCCGATCAGCACGACCGCCTCCGCGGCCGTGACGGGCGGCCAGCTCGTCGAGGTCTCGGGCGACAACACTGTCGGCCCGGCTGGCGCAGGCTCGATCAAGGTCGTCGGGCAGGCACTGCACGACGCGGCCATCACCGCGCCGGTCACGGTCTACGCACGTGGGCCGATCCGCGAGGCCACCGTCTCCGGCGCCGGCGTCGTCGCCGGGGTCCGGCTCAAGGCCGCGGCCGCGGGCAAGGTCGCGCTCTTCGTCGACGGCACCGACGCCATCACGCAGGACATCGGCATCGCCCTCGCGGCCGCGGCCGACGCCACCATCGTCCGCTACATCGGTCTCTGAGAGGAACCACAATGCCCACCTACCCCGCACCGCCGCCGACACTCACCGGCGACGTCGAGACCATCAGCCGGTTCCTGAACTCGCCGACCGACGTGCAGCGCCGCGTCCGCGACATCAGCCTGAACCGGTACCTGACGGACTTCATCTTCCCGGGCCGCATCGAGGCCTCGGGCGGAGCGATCCTCTACGAGATCGCCGAGGGCCAGTTCCTCGCCAAGGACCCGGAGGCAGTCAACCCCGGCGCCCAGTACACCCGGACCACCGAGGTCCGAGGTACGGCAGCGATCGCCGCCGTCAAGAAGTGGGGCGAGGACGTCCCCCTAACCGACGAGCAGATCAAGCGGATGAAGGGCCTGGCCCTAAATCGCACGCTGACCAAGCTGGCGAACACGATGATCAAGAAGGTCGACTCGGTCGCGATGGCTGCAGCTGGCGCCGCGATCACGCAGACCCAGACCACCGCCGCGGCCTGGGATACCGACGACGCCGACCCGTTCCTCGACGTCATGCTCGCCGATGCGACGGTCGTCGGCCTGGACCAGGGATACGAGCCTGACGTCCTGGTCCTGACCGACGTGCTCTACGCGCGCATGGTGGCCAACCAGAAGGTGATCAACGGCCTGGCCCGAGAGGCAGCCAACACGGTCACCTCCGACGGCCAGGTCCTGATGATCGCGGGCAAGACGATCGCCCGGACCAACCACCTGCCGAACGGCATCGACCGGCTCCTGATCGACCGGGAGCAGTTCGGTGCCCTGGGCTACGAGGACCTCGAGTCCCCGGAGTACGAGGGCGACCCGGCCAACGGCGTCGAGACCTGGGTCCGGCGCGACCCGGACGCCAATGACACCTGGCTTCTTCGCGGCCGGCGTCCGGTGGTCCCGGTCGTGCTCGAGCCCAACGCCGGCATCAGCATCGAGGACAGCTGATGGCCGCCGGCAAGCACATGGTGATCTGGCCGAAGGCCCGCGTCACCGTAGACGGCAAGAGCGTCATCCTGTCCGCTGGGGACCTGCTCCCCGACGGTGTCAGCGACGCGGATGCGGCCAACCTCGTCTCGTTCGGCGCCATCGCCGGCGTGCTCGGCAGCGACGAGGCCGAGAAGCCGGAGAAGGCCGAGAAGGCTGACAAGCCCAAGAAGGCGGACAAGGCTGAGAAGACCGACAAGGTCGACACGGTGGCCGCCAAGCCGGCATCGGTCAAGGACATCCTGGCCGAGGTCGGCGACGACAAGGCGAAGGCCCAGGCTGCCCTCGACCTCGAGAACGAGGCCGAGAAGCCCCGCGTCTCGCTGGTCCAGGGTCTGCAGGCCGTCCTGTCCGCAGAGGCCTGACGACCATGCCCCAGACCACCCTCTTCGACGAGACCGACCTCATCAAGTGGCTGCACCGACCGGTGACGCCCGACGAGGCCGGCATCGCCGAGGAGGTGGTCTGGGGCTGGCTCCGGCCTCTGATCAAACTCGCCGACCGTCCAGAGGAGCCCAGCCCCGAGCTGCGCTCCTGGGCGATCGAGCTGGGCGGCATCGCCCACGTCAACCCCGAGTGCCTCGCGCGCTACGAGCTCGAGAACGAGCTCTCGTTCTACTCCGCCGAGCGGCGCAACGAGATCCTCGACATGGCAGCTACCGGCGGGACAATCGCTCCAGGAGCACCTGCAGTTCCACTCGGATCATTCCCTCCCGCTCAGCGGTACCCGGATCCGGCACGACCCGGGCGCCTTGGCCCAGACGTCGTGATCTGGTGAGGACGCAGCGCCGGGCCCGCGTCGTCGTGCAACTGGTGCGGACCAACGTGGTCGAGGACCAGTTCGGCAACTCCGCCGAGACGCCGCGCAACGAGACCGTGCACAAGTGCCAGTTCTACCCATCTCCCCCAGCTGAGCGGTCCGGCGACGACAGCGCCCGGATCCTGCAGACCGGGTTCTGGGACCTGCCCGGAGACCACCCACTGCTCGCCGACGACCTGATCAAGGCCGGCGGCGTCACCTGGCAGGTCGTAGGCGGCAGCACACTGTGGCTCGACCGCACCAAGGTCCCCGTCCAGCAGGCCAGGGCGCGCTGATGGTCCGCGTCGTGCTCAACCCGGCCGGCCTGTCCCAGATGCTGCAGACCGAGGGCGTACGCGACGCCATCGAGGCGGTGGGCGAGCAGGTGGCCGACAACGTCCGGGCCCAGGGCATCACCGTCGGTGACGAGAACGGCGGACCCGACCAGATCGCGCTGCCCGTCGAGGTGCACGGCCCAGAGCTCTCCCGCTCGCGCCCCATCCCCGGCGTCCAGGGCTACGGCCAGGCGCAGCAGGTCGTCGTGAGCCTCGCTCACGCCGCCGGCGAGGCAGTCCAGGCGAAGCACGGAGCCCTGACCAAGGCCGCGGCCCAGGCCGGCCTGCGGCTGAGCGGTGGCGAGCAGTCGTGACTGGCCCGGTCGTCTACGGCGACGACGAGCGCACGCTCATCACCGCCCTGGTCGCCGCGTTCGACGGTCGCGACGAGGCCTACATCCCGGCTGCCGAGTCGATCCGCATCGGCTTCCCCAACAGCCCACTGGTCAGTGAGACCGCGATCCAGGTCGACCACGAGACCACCGACACTGTCTCGCACGCGATGCGCGAGTGGCCGCAGACCCGGATCACCTGCTGGGCGGCCGCCGGCCAGCGCGACGACGTCAAGGACCTCGCGAGCCTGACCCAGGGCCTGCTCGAGCAGATGCCCGACGTTCGAGTCCTGATCGGCCGCTCCTCGGTGGCCACCGACCCCGACACCAAGAACCTCGCCGTCTGGATCCTCATCAAGACCAGCCTGCGCGGTACCCAACTCGCGTCATGAGAGGAACCACCGTGGCCAAGAGCACCCGCTCCGTCGAGCTCGCGTACCCCTACGACCACACGGTCGCCGATCCCGAGACCAACACCAGCGAGACCACCAGCTATGCCGTCGACGAGACCGCCGAGCTCCCCGTCTCGGTGGCCAACGAGCTGCTCGCCACCGGCCTCGCGCGCCTGCCCGGCACGGTCCCCGACGCCGAGCCGGCAGCGAAGGCCAAGCCCAAGCCGCGGAAGCGTGCCAGCCGGCCGCGTGCCAAGGCCGCAGCCCCCAAGAACCCTCCGCCTGCGACGGACAACGACAACCCGGGCAAGCCCGGCGAGGAGAGCTGAGCCATGACCAAGGACCGCACCAACATCCGGATCTACGGCGACGACGCTTCCAGTGTCGCCGTCGCGCCCTTCGGGACCACCGGGCCGACCGAGGCCAACATCGAGGCCAACGTGATGCCGGCCGGCTTCCTCGACGTCGGGTGGCTGACCGACGACGGCGTCGACACCGACCGCGATGAGACCGTCAACGACTTCGCCGGCTGGCAGGGCGGCGCGATCGTCCGCTCCAAGCGGACCTCGGTCAAGGACTCGTTCCACATCATCTCCGAGGAGGAGAACGACGTCACGCTGGGCTTGCACTTCGCGGGCATCACGCCGACGGATGTGACCAGCGAGGACAACACCACCACCGTGGTGACCAAGTGGCACATCACCGACCAGGCCCGCTCGGACCCGCGGGGATGGCTGGTGACCGGCGTCGACGGCGACTACCGCAAGGTCTACGTCGTCCCCAACGGCGAGGTGACCGCCCGGGCCACGATCTCGCACAAGAACACCGGGATCACCCTGTACGACCACACGGTCACCATCTACGGCGACTACGACATCTACACGATCGTCCCCGCGCCGTAACCCCCGATCCCCGGCGGCCCTGGATCCGCAGGCATCCGGGGCCGTCGGCCTGCCTGCCGCCTGCAAGGAGAGTGATCATGGCCACCACCCAGAAGACGGTGACGTCCAGCAAGGCGGCCGCGGCGAAGGCCGAGGCCAAGGACGCGCCGATCGAGTTCGACCACGAGGGCGTGCACTACGCCCTCACCCGCGACGACGCGAACAACCTCGAGTTCTTCGAGCTCGTCGAGGACGACAACATGCTGCGCGCGGTCCGACTCCTGCTCGGCCCCGAGCAGTGGACGGCGTTCAAGGAGTCGCTGCGCGGCGAGGACGGCCGGGTGCCGCTGACGGTGTTCGACCCGTTCGTGAGCAAGGTCCTGGAGGCGATCGGGGGAAACTTCGTCGCCTCGCCTTCCTCCTGAGGGAGCACGGCGAGGCGCTCGAGGCGGACCTGCAGCGCTACTACGGGGTAGACCTTCGCGACCTGTGGACCGGCGCACGCACCCCGCGCAGGATCGGCGTCCTGGTCGACCACCTGCCGGCCGGCGCGGCGACCCAGGTCTCGATCGGAGACGACGACATGTGGACCACCGAGGCCCACATGCTGGCAGCCGTCCTGGACGCGCTGCACGGCGGCAACTGGCAGCGAGGCGGCGGCCAGGGCAAGCGCCCGAAGCCGATCGCGCGGCCCTCTGACGAGCTGCACAAGGGCAACGAGATCGAGCGGCACATCCAGCGGGCGATCAAGCGCCGGCGCGAGCGAGAGGAGTCCTGATGTCGGTCAATGTCGGCGCGGCGTACATGACGATCCTCCCGGATCTCAAGGACTTCGGCCCGCAGGTCCGCGCCCAGGTCGCCGGGCAGCTGGGGCCCAGCAGCGCCGCATCCCGCGAGGTCGGCGAGCATGGCGCTGCCGCCGGCCGGAAGTACGGCGAGGGCTTCAGCAAGTCCCTGAAGGGGATCGCCGAGGGCCTCGGCGCGCTGTTCGTGTTCGAGAAGGGAAAGGACTTCCTCAAAGAGTCGATCGCCGACGCCACCGAGGCGACCCAGGTCAACCGGCTCACAGCCGCCGCGATCAGGTCGACCGGCGGTGCGGCGCATATCTCGGCCGAGCAGGTCGGCGAGCTCGCCGAGAGGCTGCAGGAGAAGGCCGGCGTCGACGCCGAGGTCGTGAAGTCCAGCGAGAACCTGCTGCTGACGTTCCGCAACGTGCGCAATGAGGCGGGCGCCGGCAACAAGATCTTCGACCAGGGCGAGAAGGCCTCGATCAACCTGGCCGCCGGTCTGGCTGCCGTCAACCACACAGCGCTGAACGTCCGGGCTTCGACGACGCTGGTGGGCAAGGCGCTGAACGACCCCGTTAAGGGCTTAACGGCGCTCAGGCGAGTAGGCGTCGACTACACCGCCAACCAGATCGCCCAGGTCAAGAACCTGGTGGCCACCAACCATGAGATGGCCGCGCAGAAGATCATCCTGCGCGAACTCAACCGCGAGTTCGGCGGCGCCGCGGCATCCCAGGCGACCCCGGCCGAGCGAGCGCGCCTGGCGTGGAAGAGCCTGCGGATCGAGGTCGGCACCGACCTGCTCCCGATCATCGCCAAGGTCGACACCTACGTCGCCGACCAGCTGGTGCCGAACGTAGCCAAGTTCGTGCACGGCATGGAGGACGGGACCGGTGCCGGCGGCCGGTTCGCCGCGCAGCTGAACATCATCTACAACGACGCCAAGGGTGTCGCCAAGGCGTTCGACAGCCTCCCCGGTCCAGTCAAGAAGTACGGCCTCGAGCTCCTGGCGGCCTACTACATCACCAGCAAACTCAGCACGGGGTTCGCGTCGGCCGAGGCCCGCTCGATCGCCCTGCGCGGTGCCGTGACGAACCTCGCCGGCGCCGGCGGATTGCTGCTCCTGACGCAGGGGCTCAAGCAGACCAACACCCAGCTCGGCGCCCTGGAGACCGTGGGCGGTGGCGCCTTGAGCGGTGCAGAGCTCGGCTCGTTCGCAGGCCCCGAGGGGACGGCGGTCGGTGCTGCTATCGGCGGCCTGGCCGGGGGCCTTCTCGAGCTGGCGAAGTCCACCGACGAAAGCACCACCGAGGCCAAGGTCGCGATCGGCCCCTGGAAGGACTACGAGTCCACCCTCAAGGGCGTTCGCGAGACCACCACCAAGGCGACGAACGCGCTGATCTACCAGAGGCTCCAATCCTCTGGCCTGCTCGGCACCCTCGGCGGACTCGATGTCAGCGCGCGCACCGCGGTCGGCGCGATCCGGGGCAACACCGCCGACCGGATCAAGCTGGGCAGGGCGCTGGCGAACCAGACGTCGCTGACCGAGAACCAGAAGAAGGCGTGGGAGGACGAGACGGGTGCTATCCGCGCTGCTCGCATCGACGCGCTCAAGCAGGCGATCGCGACGGAGACGAATACGAAGAAGCTGCAGGCCGAGCGCACGGAGCTGAAGCAGCTCACGCGGGGCAAGTGGGGCGTCAGCGTCAGCCTCCCCGGCATGCCGGAGTACATCGCCCAGAGCAAGACGCTCCTGAACCTGCTCAAGAACATCACCGGCTTGTCGAACAACCTGCCTAGCGTGCACGCCCCGGGAGACCTCGGCTCACTGGTCCACCTTCCTAGTGGCTCGCCGACCAAGCCGAAGGGCGGCTCGCCCAGGCTCGCCGTCCCCGCCCCGAAGCCCTCGGCCCACACCAGCAGCCTGAGCGGCCGCGCGACGCTGAGCGTAAGGGACATGGATTTCGACTCCTACATCGACGCCCGGATCGACGACCGGATGAGCCAGGCAGGTGTCGCGTGACCGACCTGACGATCACCGCGTCGCTCTACAGCGTCCAGTCCGCCAAGCCCAGCCTGAACTACGGGCAGGTCGCGGTCGCGCCCCTGCACTCGGGGACGCAGCAGGGCGTGATGCGCTTCGCGCTGACCGGGATCCCGGCGGGTGCGACGATCCTGTCGGCGACG